ATTTTAAAGGGTATTATAACTGAAGATGATTGGACACAAATGCGAAATCATATTATTGTTGATTTTGCAAGAGATAACTATTTTACAGAATTAAAAGAATCTGAAATTTTAAGAGAAAGAATTCAAACACTAGATATGGTAAGTGGTTATGTAGGTGAGTATTTCTCTAAAGAATGGGTAATGCAAAATGTACTTCACATGACACCAGATGAAGTTGATAGAATGGAAAAGGATGCGGCAGACGATCAACCGTTTGATAAAGAAAATCCGAATCCGGAACCACAGCAAGACCCAAATGATGACTTAAAAACAGGAGATGATAATGAGTGATAATGTTGAAACGGAAAATTCTTTCGCCGATTTGGTCGATGCCGCTTTAGCTAAAGATTATAATAAGGCAAATGAGATTTTTGGTGCAGCGATCGCAGCTAAACAGAATGATGTTTTAGATCAAGAAAGAATCAAAGTTGCTGGTCAAATTTTTAACGGAGTAGAAGATGAAGAAGAAGTGGAAGATTCTGAAGATCTGGCTAATGGTAATGGCGATCAAGAAGACACTGATTTGGATGACGATAGCGAAGATACTGAAGAAGATAATTCATCTGAAGTGGAAAAATAAAAACATATAAATATAATATGTAAAGTAATTAAAAGGTTTGTGCAATGAAACTTATTTCAGAATTTGTAGATCATCAAATTGGCTACAATATCATTACCGAAGAAAAAACCGGTAAAAAAAAGTATGTTATTGAAGGCGTATTTGCACAAGCAGATATGAAGAATCGTAATGGTCGAGTATATCCCAAAGGGATCATGGAAAAAGCTATCGGTAATTATGTCGAAAAGCAAGTATCCAAAGGTCGCGCGGTTGGTGAATTAAATCACCCTGAAGGTCCGACTGTTAATTTAGATAAAGTTTCTCATAAGATCGAATCTCTTCAATTTGAAGGAAACGATGTTATGGGCAAAGCCACAGTATTAGATACTCCAATGGGTAATATTGTTAAAGGTTTACTCGATGGTGGTGTTCAACTGGGCGTTTCGACTCGTGGTATGGGAAGTTTGCAGCAACAAGCTGGCGCAATGGTCGTTAAAGACGACTTTATGCTTAACGCGATTGATATCGTGCAAGATCCATCTGCACCAAGTGCTTTTGTTAATGGAGTTATGGAAGGTGTTGACTGGGTTTGGGATAACGGCATTTTGTCTGCTCAAACAATTGAAAAAATGGAGACTGAAATTAAAAAAGCTCCACGAAAAGATCTCTATGAGGTACAGGTTCGTGAGTTCAAGAATTTCCTCTCGTTACTCAAAAATTAGTAAAAGGGAGTCAATAAAATGACTGATGAAAATCAAGATGTTGAACTCCATGATGAGACCGATGAGGAAATCATGGAAATGAAACACGGAAAAAAGAAAGTCATGGCTGCAAAGCATAATGACCAAGAAGTGGAAGAGCAGGCCGATGAGGATGACTCAGTTCCAGTAACTACAAAACCTGCACCAAAGCGTACAGGCGATAAGGGTACTCAAGACCCTATGCCTAAAACTAAAGCTGCAATAATGGCTGCAATGATGACAAAGCTTCAAGCTATGAATAAAACTGATTTGCAAGCTATGTATAATATGGAAGGTTTCGAAGATGAAGACGGTGAAGTTGTAGTAGAAGCTCCAAAGGCTGATATTGCATACGAAGCTAACTTCGAAGACGACCTAAATGCATTGGTTTCTGAAGAGGCAACACTTTCAGATGAATTCAAAGGCAAGGCTGCTACAATTTTTGAAGCCGCTATTAAGTCTAAGCTTTCAGCTGAAGTTGATCGTCTTGAAGAAAAGTACAATGAAGAGCTAGCCGAAGAAGTCGCAAGCACTAAAGCTGACATGGTAGAAAAGATTGATTCATATCTTAACTACGTAGTAGAGCAGTGGATTGAAGACAACAAGGTTGCTGTTCAAGCAGGTCTACGTACAGAGATTGCTGAAAAATTCATGAATAATCTAAAAGGATTATTTGTAGAATCTTACATCGATGTACCAGAGTCAAAAGTCGACTTAGTTGACGAACTTGCTCAAGAAGTTGCAGAACTCGAAGAGACTACAAATTCTCAAACAAGCAAGATCATCGAAATGACTGAGGAGTTAGAAAATTATAAGCGTGACGAAGCAATTCGTGAAGCTTCTGACGGTCTAGCACAAACTCAGATCGAGAAATTAAAATCTCTTGTAGCTGATATCGATTTTGGCGATAATTTCGCTGAAAAGGTAGCAACTGTAAAAGAATCATATTTCAAAAACAAAGCGGTAGACAAAACAGCCGGTGACGATCAGATTGAAGAAACTTTTGAAGTTGAAACTTCTGATGCCATGGGTCAGTACTTGAATGCCATTAAACGCCAAAATAAATCCTAAGGGAGTAAAGTAAAATGCAAAATACAGTATCTTACGATAGGCTCGTTGAAAAATGGGCACCAGTACTAAATGAAGAATCTGCTGGTAATATCAAAGATTCACATAGAAGAGCTGTAACAGCTGCTGTTCTTGAGAATCAGGAAATTGCTTTGAAAGAAGAAGCAATCCTTAACGAAACAACTAATGCTGCAAGCGTAGCAAACTGGAATCCAGTACTTATCGCGCTTGTAAGAAGAGCAATGCCAAACCTTGTTGCTTACGATATCTGTGGTGTTCAGCCTATGACTGGCCCAACAGGTCTTATCTTCGCAATGAAGTCAGTATTCCAAAAGACAAAAGCTGGTGTATCAAACGGCGATGAAGCTCTCTTCAACGAAGCTCCAGTTGGTTACTCAGGTGACTCAGCTACAACCGGTAACGGTTCACTTGGACCATCTGGTTTAGCTGGTACATTAGACGGCGACAATGACTCAACAATCATTGACTCCGAATCAACTCACGTACCTTATGCCGGTGACGCGTATACAACAGCTGAAGCTGAAGTATTGTCAGTTGGTTCAAACGAAACAATTGCAACAATGGGATTCACCATTGAAAAAGCAACTGTGACAGCCAAGTCAAGAGCGCTAAAAGCTAACTACACTGTAGAACTTGCTCAAGACCTTAAGGCTATTCATGGCCTAGACGCTGAGACAGAATTGGCAAATATCTTGTCAACTGAAATCTTGGCTGAAATCAATAGAGAAGTTGTAAGAACTGTTAATAGACAAGCTAAAATCGGTTCAAGACAAACTTCAAACCAAACTCTCGGTATCTTTGACTTGTCAACAGACGCTGATGGTAGATGGTCAGTTGAGAAGTACAAAGGTCTAATCATGCAGATCGAAAGAGAAGCAAATACTATTGCTAAAGAAACACGTAGAGGTAAGGGTAACTTTATTTTGTGTTCTTCAGACGTAGCCGCTGCTCTTAACGCTGCTGGTATGCTTGACTACACTCCTGCACTTAGTGCAAATCTAAACGTTGACGACACTGGTAACACTTTTGCTGGTACACTTAACGGTAGATTAAAAGTGTATATTGATCCCTATTCATCAAGAGACTATATCAACGTTGGATATAAGGGAACTAATCCATATGATGCAGGTCTATTCTACTGCCCATACGTACCATTAACAATGGTTAAGGCAGTTGGCGAGGAAGACTTCCAGCCAAGAATCGGCTTCAAGACTAGATACGGTATGGTATCAAACCCATATGTTGGTTCAACACCATCTGACGGTCTTGCATCTGATCGTACTAACCAGTACTACAGAATCTCAGCTATTAATAACTTGCTTACATAATAGCTCGAATATGATTCGACTAAGGGTCCTTCGGGACCCTTTTTTATTTGTATAAATAAGACATATAAGGAATATAACATGGCAAAACAATATCAAGTCGCAGTTCATGAACCTACATTTACAAAAACAAATATAGGAAGAAAGCCTTCATTATGTAAAATGAATAAACATAAAAGGCGTTCTTACAAAATGTACAGAGGACAAGGTAAAAAATAATGGCAGAACTTACCACAAATTTAAATTACTTACAGCCTACTGGGTTTAAGGTATCAATCGACAGAGAAAATTATCCAAATCTAGAATTTTTCTGTCAAGGTGTATCACATCCAGATATCACACTTGCTGCCGGAGAAATGCCATTTAGGAAGATTCGAAATATTCCCATTCCTGGTGGTGAACTAGATTTTGGCGAATTAACATTAACTACTATTGTCGATGAAGATATGAATGCGTACTCAGAAATGAATAGTTGGATGAGACGTATTCTTGATAATCCTTTATTAGGTCCACTAGATAGAAGTGATACTGCTGTACCATCAACTGCTGATATTACGTTAGTAGTTTTAAATAGTCATAATAATAAAACGCGATCAATACGATATCAAGAATGTACACCTACTACTCTTGGTGGTATTGAATTCCAATCTACATCGGGTGGTACAGAATATTTAACATGCCAAATGTCATTTAGATTCCTTGATTTTGAATTAATATAGATAATATTTTATTATGGAGATATCATGATTGATATAAAAGAAGTCCTTGCCGACTGGGTAGAGGACAGTAAACTTAGTATGCAACTAGACGAAGATTCTCGTAACACCCCGTTACTACATGCAAAATATCTTGAAAAATTAGCTAATGCCAAAC